CTGATGTGTCTAACTCGATGGGCTTGCCAACCTCGGCGTTGTTGGTGACGATCTCGGCCTCTCTCATGCGCTTGATGACGCTAGAGACTTGACCCGAGAGTTCTTGTGTAATGTATACGGTAGCCATGTATTTCCTTTGATTGATTAAGTAAGAAACCCGCCGAAGCGGGTAGGGTTTAGTCGGTTTGCGATGCCTCGAGAAAGGTATCTACCGCTTCTTTTAGTTGGGTTCGTTGCTCTTGTTGTATGCCCGGCGCTAGCGCCTCACTGCATCGTTGCAAGAGATAGTTGTAGCTATCAATTAAGCCTTTGAGGTCTTCATTCATACAGTTTCTTCCATAGTAAAGTGGATTGTGTCGCCGTAAGGCGCTTCCACATCACTAGAAATACACCATACGACAGGGTAGGCAGGGCTGTTACTCTCACTGAAACTGGTGTAACCATCTGTCAAACAGACGAATACCTCAGGCTCAATACCTTCCTTGGCAAGGAACTCGAAGCCGTATTCCATGTCAGTGCCACCGCCTGAGTAGAACTCTAACTTAAATTCGTCGCCACGTTCAAACACTTTGTGCAAGCGAATACCTGTATCTACATACAGTAAGTGTACACGCTCGGGGTTGCATTGCTCCAGAATACGAGCCAAGTGACCTTGGTAGTACGACAACTCCTGCTGTGTAATAGAGCCGGACACATCGACTTGGATCACGACCTCGCCCATCTCTTGGACACGGCCTACGCTAGGCAAGTAGTCTTTGAACCGGCGGTTGGGGCGAGCCCATGAATAGTCTCCACGCACATAGCTTGTCATGTAACGCTCGAGTACGTCGTACCATGGTGTGCCGGGGTCAATCAAGTCAGCGATGATCTTAGCCAATGCACCGGGCAACTTGCCTTGAGCCTTAGCCGCTTGCGCTGCTTGGGCTATCTCGACACGGGTCTCAACGTCTAAGCGATCAGCCTCTTCAGAAGTGAGTGGCGAGCCTCGCTCGATAATGTCGTCGCCTGTACCGCCGGGGCCGGGGCCATCACCGTCATCCTCAGGCAAGTCGTTGTAGATAGCATCGGTTGTTCTGTCCTTAGAGCCGGGCATGTCCACGCATCCATCGATGGGATCACCGATACCTGCATCCTTGAGCATGTCATTGATCCACGCATCGCCTGCAATGTTCCAACGCTTAGGGGTACGAGAGCCACGACGCAAGGCATGCTGACCCATGATGTGGCCAACCTCGTGAGCCAGTACGAACACGATCTCGTCGACGCTGAGTGTCTCGAACCACTTGGGGTTGATGTATATCTGACCGCGCTGATCGACAGCTGCTGTCTTGATGCTCTCGTCTTCGATGAGTTGGCGCTTCATGAGCATGGATGCAAAGAAGGGGTGTTGTGTCACGATGGACACTTTAGCTTTGTCTAATGTTGTGATTGCCATGGTTAGTCTTTCCAGTTTTGTTGATCAATGCTGATGGGGTTAGGTGAGTCGAGCAGTGCCGATACTTTGAGGGCAAGGCCAAGCTCTTCGGTAGAACGAGATTTAATCAATACCTGTCTGATTTGCAGGTCAAACTCTTTGTCGTGAATTCGCACATAGGTTCTTTCTCCGGCTCGGATAGCTTCTACGGTTTTTCTTGCTTGAGCTTTAAAATAGAGACTGCCACCGCTGTCGGTTAGTAGGTAAGCCGCTGTGTCTGCTTGAACTAACTCCACAAGGCGCTCTTGCGTCTCTTTGGTCTTCGCTTGCACTTCGACACCGTGCCAACTGTTTGCTAGGTACGGCAGTTTGTGTTGCTCACACAACACCTTGGCTAAGCGTGAAGCGTGTGATGACCATCCGCCAGTGATAATGCCATTGACGATCTGACGCTGAATGGACTTGCGTAATCGATTGGTGATCTGCGTTGGGTTGAATGTAATGTCAGCTGTTACACCGACAGTCGTTAGCATCCTAGATGCCTGATATAGCGTTGGTCTCATGGTTTACCCTTAGAAGTTGTATGCTGATAAACGCTCAGTTGCTTCGTCTAGCTTCTTGCGAGCCTCGACACGAGCATTGGCTGAGCCCTTGATGATCTCTACGTTCTGTAGATAGTTACTGGCAAGTTGCTCGATCGCATTGATCTCCTGCACCAACTCAGGTGACGGATCGATCGCTAACTTACGCGCCGTTGTGCATCCTTCGAGCACATTCTCCATGAGTGAATTGTGGAAGCGTTCACCCTTGTTGCCTTGATACTCGCCAAGTCGTCTCGTTAGATCAGACAGTGGTTTGAGCATGCGGTTGATGGTGTCCTCACGGGCTACTGATGCAAGCTCAGCCTCGGCACGATCGAACTCAGCCAAGTCTTCCTCGGACAGATCGAACAGGAAGTGACGCTTGTCAGGCATAGGAGAGAACCGCAAGTCACTACCCACCGCATTGCGGAACTGCTCTGCCGTTGGGTACTCATCGCGGTTAGCTCTGCCTGACGCATAGCCACTGTTGCGGAACATAATGTCGTCGCTCACGATTTGATCGTAGTCCTGATAGCACTGATTGGCCATCTTCTCCATCACCGCCACACGTTGCTTCATCTCTTGTGCATACTCAAAGTACAGCGTAGAGGGGAGCATCCTTGGACCTGCATCGATGTGGGGTATGGTGTTCTGCTTGTGATACGCATAGACCTCGTTGTGCTTCTTCATCAGCTTGTTGATGGGACTGTTGATATCACGAAACAATTTGTAGATTGCCGTCAGTGAGTTGTCGTTGTACTGCGTTTGCAGTTGGTCGGTCAGCGCCTTGTCGCGCTTGGTGAGTGGTGCACGACGTTGCGTGAGCTTGACAAGTATTACCTTGTCGGCGAGTTTTGCATGTTGCATAGATACCTTTCATTGAGTTAGTAGGATGACTGCTTGTGCCCAGTCTTTGGCTTGTTGCACACTAGAAAAGAACTTCTGTTGCTTGCTTGCGATGATGCGAGCCCGCCACCTTCCAGTCCAGTAAGGCTCGGGTTCCTCTTCAGTGGATGTGATCACAGGTGAAATAACCGCCATGCGTTGCGGTATCTTTTGATCGGGGTCTTGCTTGTACACGAGTGTGTGGAAATCTTCCGGCCTTTCCATCCACACATATCTCACATCAGCACCTCTGCATTGGCAGTAGACCATTCGATGAACGCTCGTGTCTGTGTAATCTTAGGCGCTAGCTTGATAGAGTCCTTGATGGTCATCACCGCAAACTCGGCAGGCAGTCGTGATGTGTAAGCCATGACCCGATCGATGTTGTCCACCGTGGCCTTACGAGCAAGCGCACCGGTAATCGCATACCGCACAGCAGGGTCAGTCGGAACCTGAGCACCCTTGGGGTCAAGCAAGAGAGCATCGATGTTCGGCAGTTGAGAGTAGATACGACGGAAGCCCACATACTCAGCAGCTGCACCCTCACCGACCTCACCGATCACATTCTCCAAGAACAGAGATGCATCCAACGAATCAGGCACAAGGCTGACACGCTCCCACGAACGAGGCGTTGGGTTGGCAAAGCGATTGGCATCAAAGTCAGAGATCAAGCCGGGTCTGAACCGCAAGAACTGAATCAGGTCAGTCTTCCACCCGCTGTCCAAGGCATACGCGGTCAGGTCATCGAGATTCTCTTGGAAGTCAAAGCGACGAGTACGATTGGCTAGCTTGGATGTGATGCGATTAGCACCTGACTTGTCTTCGGTACGATTACCAGTGGCAATGATGAACAGTACATCCTCAGGGGTCTGCTCGTTGGCTAGCATCAGATTACCGGCACGGCGGTCATAGATTACACCGCACAATGCGTTCTGCATGGGGATCGGAGCATCGGACAACTCTTCCAAGATCAGACCGACACGACCCTTGCGTAGCTTGTAGAACTCTTCGGGCGGAACCCACCGAGTGAACTCGCCAGTGTTGTTAGGTGTACCAAGTACATCCACAGGGTCACGCAGGGATGCCGTGAACTCCACGACAGTATCGAGGCCAAGCTCGGCCATGATCTCACGAGCACAAGCTGACTTGCCACCACCGGGTGCACCGAGGATGAATGGCACGATCTTGTGACCCTGAGGGGCTTTGAACTGCTCGATGACAGATTTCTTGATGTTTGAATAACGCATAAAGTTCCTTAAGTAAGTGAGTGGTGATTAATTCGGTCGCCATACTAACAAGTCCAGTGCTAGCACGACCAACGCTAGCAAGAACACAACTCTTTCAAATTTAGCCCATGACATAAGTGGCATACCTTCCCATTGATCTGATGAATGAATCCTTGTGGGGCTCGTTGATGTAAGCAAGTGCAACCTTCACGCCCTTAGCTTCCATGGTGTTGATGAACAGGGCCATGTCGCAGTCCTCTTCAAGATACACCGCATCACCTCGTCTGTAAGAGTACGCGCTTATATCTTTGTGTATGCCAAGCTCGACAAGCTCGTCATAGTTCACCTCAAGCCACCCATGGCCGGGGTCTGTGTAGTATGTGTAGTAGATTACTTTCATTTGATTCCTCTTGAATGTATATAGAGCATCAGGTCTTGTTGCAAACCATCTGCTCAGTTGGGGGTTGTCATCTTGCATCAGCACAGGGGGAGGCCATCCCGTCTTAGTCATATCATCCTTTTGCTTAGTTCTTTGAGAAAGCGATCGCCATAGATTGTGTATAGCGTCACGAGTGTGTAGACATGGAAGTAACTCCGACCAAAGTCTGTCGTGGATAGCTTGGTGCACTCTGCTAGGTAGTCAGTCAGTTCAATGTCACTCTTCTTCATCTTCTTCCTCCACTTCAAAGTTGATAGTACGTAGCCCTTCAAAGTTTTCCACGACCTCGTACTCAACTCCGTTGTCGTCTAAGATTTTGTACAGTTCAGTTGGTGTCATTTGATAAGTCCTTTCCGTTGCTTGTATGCATAGATATATTTTTGCATCCGGTTGTACAAAGCGTGAGCCGCTTCGTGTCGGATTATTCGTGGGTCAGTCATGTCTAAAATCATTTGATTCATCCTTGTGGGTGCGGTGAAAGTCTAAGATTGCATCCATCTTGCTTGAGTTGATTGGATGTTCTTCGACTGACCAATGTTGATGGCTTACTTCCACGGGTATATCTTTGTAATGCTTGATACCCGCGATGAACTTGTACGCATCGAACGATGACTCGAATACATATATGTCCTCGACTGTATGCTCACGAAAGTCGGCATCACGCCCTGTTGCTATCCATATGCTTCTCATTTGAAATCCTCCAGTTGGTTGGACAGTTCTAAAAATCTAGTTGCATCGCTCATCTCTTTTTCTACTTGATTGCGTTGCTCTGTAAGCATCTTGTTGGCTACCTCGTCTTGGGCTACCTGATCTAACTCAAACAAACGCCATTCTTCGTATGAGTAGGGGAAGCGTTGCAACTTCTTGTAAAACAACTTGGCATTGCAGTCAGGACACCAAGGGCTATACGATTTGCATCGTTCGGTGTTGCGGATAAACCACATCTTGTTCAAGTCCTCTTTCCATGATGGATTTGCCATGCGATCGAGTATCTTGTGTTTGTTTTTACGCACTTTCATGTTGTCCTCTTGGGGTTAAGTTGCATTAGCATGGATGGATCACTTATGTATGTCGGCGCTGACTTGTTGATCGGCTGACACATGGATGCTTTGCGCTTGAGTTCCTTTTGGGCGATCTTCTCGCCACATTGCATACAGGTAGGTCGTTTGTTTTTTGCACGATGCGGTTCTACTCGTACTGCATAGCAACAGGTGCATATGGGTAGGTGTTCATCCATGGTATTACCCGACGTTCTCGATGCTTTCGAGGGCACAGATCACAACACCGCCAAGGCAAAAGCCACCGAATAACAGGGCAGCTTGTTGGAAGTAAGGCACGTCAGGGCTATAGCCCACGAATAGGGAAATGCATGTGGCCAATGTAAAGCCGATTGCGTATAGGGTAAGTTTCATGGTGTCTCCAAGAAAGTGAGTGGTGATTGGTGCGCGCGAGGGCGCACACGAGTTGGATTAATACTAGGGGGAAACCCTAACGATTCAGACAGATCGCTGATTTAGCATCTGATAGTAGGCATGGATTGATGCGTCGATCTCATCCATTGTGCGAGCTTCGATGAAGCCGGGGATATCATCCAAGGTGAATTCTTGTATGTCATCTGCACATGTGTATGTGGGTTCGATGATGGCTAAGCCCATGAGATCAGAGTTTGATGGTGTGCGCATGATAGGTCCAAAGTTGATTAAGACAGTTTTTGGAATCGATTAAGCCAAAATTTAGGGGGCTTGGATTAATTGATTTTGCGTGTGTATGCCTCAGAACCCGCATGGATACTAGCTTGCGAGGGAGGCATAGGGTTTACCCTGTTCGAATAATCCAAGTGTGGATTTGACAGAGCCTTTATGTGGGGCTTGTGAGATTGTGCGTCGTCGCATATGGCGCTGAAACTAATCGCCATAACATCTCTGACCCTCTTATTTATTGGATAATTGGATAAATGGCTGAATCGATCGCTTAACTTATTGATTTCATTGAAGATTCAATTAAGCCAACGATTAATCCAACCCTTACCCTTGGATAATTGGATAATTAGGTAGGGAAAACCCTAGGCATTTATCCAAACAGTTACGCTTTGACCCATGCGCCCTTGCCACGCTTGGCGTTTTTATCCCATTCAGATGTTGTGTGGAACACTTCAAACTTCAAAGCTCGTGAGTTGAATGGATCGTGGGCAAACTTGGTAGCGCGTTGCCATTTAGAGCAGGCATTGCGGTATGGTTCAGGGGGCAAGCCCCCTTGCAGTCTACGGCCAACTTCGCCGTCTACCCGTTTAGGCATAGGGGCTATCGAAACCCCCCGTGGCAAAGAGTGAACCTTAGACATTAAGCTTCCAGTGTGCAAGGCTGAGCACCGCGAGAGATGCGATCGACGATGCCGAACACATAAGCCTTTTTGCCTTTGAGCGTAACGCCCTTAGCTTCTTTGGCTGATACTGCACTAGAGACTGCATTGCACAAGCCAAGCAAAGCTTCTTTGGAAACCGCACCAGTGGCAGGAACTAAACCGGCCACAAAAGGCAAGGCTGATTTTGGAACAAGGCCACATGAGAGAATGTCGTTGACCACTGGGCGGAATTGACCAGTAGCAAGCCAGTTGGCGTACATCATTTGACCGAACTCTTGGCGAGCTTCGCGACCAGCAAAGGCCACTGCAAGTGCTAGAGAACCGGTGTTGCCCTTTTTGTCGATGACAATAGAGCGTGTACCTTCGATGAGAGCGATTGCATTTGACATGATTTGTCCTTTAAGTGAATAAATAGGTTTCAAGTAATGCACTACACCATGCAATGCACTACTAAAAACCCCCCGCCGTCATTTGCCGTAGACGTTTACACCATGCGCTTGCGCGTTTAGGTGACACGGGGGATCGAATCAATATATAAATTTTTAATGAGCGTACTCTCAACATTGCGTAACTTGTTGACCGCCCGTGGTTTAACACGCCTTGCTAGCGATGACTGACTCATGCAAGCGAAGACACAAAACGCGGGGCGCAAGAAAAACAATGTAGATTTTTAAAGATCAAGAGAGGGGAGACACGATCATCTCCCTACATAGTAGGCAAGACTGCTACCCGCCCATGGGCCAAAAGGGTCAGGGCCGCCCCCCCTCCCCCTACGACTGGCTCACACAGCAGGCGAAGAAAATAAGGACATACACACGTAGCGCACCCAAAAATTAAAAAAGTCTTGCATACCTCATACACACGTGCTACATTGCCCAAATGAGACGAAGAAACCTATACATCCCCGACCCCCTGATGGAGCGAGTCCAGAAACTAGCCGTGCGTAAAAAAGTGCACATGGCGGATATCATTCGCACAGCCATGGAAAAGTACTTAGATGCCGTAGACCGCGCAGAAGCCAAGGCCAAAGAGGAGGCACAGCATGCTGAACGTTGAAATTGACGAGGGCCCATTGGAATACGGGTTAAAAAACGTATCGTTCCCGCAGGTTTCAGAGGAGATGGTTCATTCGCTGGCTCTTGGCATGGAAGATGAGCTAATAATCATCGGCAGGCATGGTTTAACGCTTGAGCAGTACCGGGAACTTGAGCAGCAGCCGTGGTTTATCAGTCGAATCATGCAGTTGCGCTCAGAATTTGAGAAAAACGGCGTTACATTTAAGGCAAAAGCTGGCTGGATGGCCGGAGAACTGCTAAATAAGGCATATTTACTGGCAGCCGGGCCTGATGCAAGCTTCTCGCAGGTGCACGATGCGCTGAAAACGCTCATAAAAGTGGCCGGATTGGAGCCAAAAGAGGAGAAACAGATCAATTCTGGGCCCGGATTTAGCATATCTATCGACCTTGGAGAGCGCTCGGTGAACATTACAAACGACCAAAATATCATCAATTCGCCTACAAAATTCATATCTAATGAGTAAATACAAGCCAACAGACACCCAGCGTGAGTTCATGCTGGACGAGAATTACGTCAGGGTCTTAGCTGGCCCAGTTGGAGGTGGCAAATCTGTGACCTGTGTGCACGAACTGGTAAGACTTGCATGCGGGCAAGCGCCCAATACCAAGGGCATACGTAAAACCAGAGCGGTGATTGTGCGTAACACGGCTGATCAGTTAGCGTTAACCACTAGAAAGACGGTGTTTGATTGGCTGCCACCGGGAGATGCTGGCATTTGGAAAGCGGTGGAGAAGACGTTTATCTTGAAAGCCAAACTGCCGGATAACACAGAAGTTGAGTCCGAATGGCTGTTCATTGCGCTCGATACCCCGGACGACGTGAGGAAAGCGCTGTCCCTTGAGACCACGTTTATATGGGGGAACGAGTCACGCGAGCTCAATTCCGAAGTTGTGGATGGACTACTAGGCCGTATGAACCGGTATCCGTCTATGAAGGACGGTGGGCCGACCAGATCGTGTGCGCTGTTTGATACCAACATGCCGGACGAGGATACGTGGTGGCATGACAAGATGGAAGACCCGCCTAGCAACTGGTCAATTTTTAAGCAGCCGGCAGCGATTCTGAAGCCGGCCAAGTACACCGAGCGGTTTGGCGAGGAGCCCGAAGAAGTCTTGCTGGACAAGGACGGCGAAGAATGGTGTGTGAATCCTAAGGCGGATAACTACGACCACCTGCCAAAACAGTACTACCCCAACTTGATTCCGGGTAAGACGGAAGACTGGCTAAGGGTTTACCTTAGGTCTGAATATGGCCGTTCGCTCTCAGGTACACCTGTGTACGAGAAGACTTTTACGTACGACTTCCATGTGGCGGATGACCCGCTGAAGTACATCAGGGGTGAGAATTATCCAATCATTATTGGGATTGACTTTGGAAGAACGCCGGCAGCTGTGTTTAAGCAGCGGGACCCGCGGGGGCGGGTGATGACACTTGGGGAGATCACTGCGGAGAATATGGGCATCGAGACATTTTTGAATGTTAGGCTCAATCCGTTTATCGCAAACAACTTTGCTGGGGCTACGTTCTTGTGTGCACCTGACCCGGCCGGATTTGCCAAGCAGCAGTTGAATGAGTTGAGTCTGGTGGACGTTTTGAAAAATGCTGGATTTAAATGTGTACGTCCCCCTAGCAACAATCCAGAAATTAGGATACAGTCCGTCGAACGGTTGCTCAATCAGCAACTGGAAGGTAAAGCGATGTACTTAATTGACCGCTCCTGCGAGATGCTTATCAAAGGCTTTCGATACGGATATCGGTACAAGATTAAGAAAAACGGCGAGTTAGAAGATAGGCCAGACAAGAACGAGTTCTCTCACGTCCATGACGCCAATCAGTACGCCGACTCGGTAGTCGATATGAACATCCGAGGTTTAGCATTGCAGCGCGGAAAGCGCGAAATCAAAAAAGTAAGTTACACTTATTAAAACGAGATGGGCCCCGCATGAACCAGAATCTAGGCATTAGTATGGGCGGCATCCTTCCGGCTATGTCAGCCTCGGGTGTTGCAGAACAGCAGCGTAAAGCGTCAGAGCTTGCGCAGGCGCAGCCGCTGATTACATCTATTGCGTCCTATGTTCGCAACTGCTGGACTGAATCAAGGACAGCAAAAGAGCAAACGGTTGAGCCTAGAATGTTCAAGGCAGTGCGCGCACGCCGCGGTGAATACGATCCTGACGTTCTGACAATGATTCGCCAAAATGGCGGCTCAGAAATTTACATGATGCTCACCTCCAACAAATGCCGTGCTGCGGCAAGTTGGTTGCGTGATGTGTTATTGGGCCAAGGCGCAGACAAACCTTGGAACATCAGGCCAACGCCTACGCCCACACTGTCACCTGATATTATGGAAGAGATGCGGCTAAATGCTATACAGCAAATGGCCAATGTGATTGAAGCTACGGGTCAACAGCTCCCTCCTACGCAGTTGCGGAAGTTTTTAAACGAGTTGCGTGAAGAATACATGCACAACGTGATGGAAGAGGCGAAGTTCAAAGTCAAGCAGATGGAAAACAAAATGGAGGATCAGCTCATTGAGGGCGGGTTCATCACGGCGTTTGATGCATTTATTGACGACATCACAACATTCCCATGTGCATTCTTAAAAGGTCCTATCGTTCGTCGCAAGCCGAGAATGAAATGGAACCAGAGTGCACAGGCAGGTTATCAGCTTGAGATTGTGGACGATCTCGTACTTGAGTGGGAGCGCATTGACCCATTTATGATTTATCCGTCCCCTGCATCGACAGGGATTAATGATGGTTATCTGATTGAGCGTCACAAGCTGCGTCAGACTGACCTTGAAGAAATGATTGGAGTAGAAGGATATGATGACGAAGCTATTAGACAAGTTATTGAAGCTTATGGCCGCGGTGGTCTCCAAGAGTGGCTCATTGTTGACTCGACTAAAGCGCAAGCCGAAGGAAGATCAACCTCCGCAGTAATGCAAAACAGCGAGCATTTGATCGACGCTATCCAGTTTTGGGGTATGGTGTCTGGTCAGATGTTACGCGACTGGGGTTTGTCAGACGAAGAAGTGCCTGACATTACAAAGCAGTATCCTTGTGAAGCGTGGCTTATTGGCTCGTACGTTATCAAGGCATCACTGAACTATCACCCACTGGGTCAGAAGCCTTACTACAAAGCATCGTACGAAGGCGTCCCCGGCACGTTTTGGGGCAACAGTACGTATGACTTGATCAAGGACTGCCAAGACATGTGTAACAGCGCAACTCGCGCTTTAGCTAACAACATGGGTATTGCCTCTGGACCACAGGTGTGGGTCAACGTTGACCGAACACCTCAGGGCGAAGATATCACGCAGATGTATCCATGGAAGATTCATCAAGTCACAAGCGATCCTATGGGTTCGTCGGCTGCGCCAATTGGTTTCTTCCAGCCAAACTCAAATGCGCAAGAGCTTATGGCTGTGTATGAGAAGTTCTCTATTTTGGCGGACGAGTATTCAGGCATTCCACGTTACATGACAGGCTCAAGCCCCACGGGCGGCGCGGGTCGCACGGCATCTGGTATGTCCATGCTGATGAGCAATGCAAACAAGTCCATGAAGCAGGTTGTTGCCAATATTGACAACAGCGTGATGACTCCGCTGCTAGAGCGCTTGTATTTCTACAACATGAAGTACAGCGAAGACAACGAACTCAAAGGCGACGTGACCATTGTGGCTCGCGGCTCAAATAGCATCGTGGCCAAAGAGACTGCACAGGTTCGTCGTAACGAATTCTTGCAGGCAACAGCAAATCCGATCGATATGCAGATTATGGGTATCGACGGCCGCGCTACTCTGTTACGCGAAACTGCAAAGCAGTTGGATGTAAACCCCGACGACGTTGTGCCCCCACGTGAAAAGTTCCGTGTTGCACAACAGATTGCACAAATGATGCAAGCTGGTCAGCCACCACAGCAAATGCCCGGACCCGGAGCTCCTGCGGGAAGTCCCGTTCAGAACCAGCAAATGTTGAGTAATGGCGCACCAATTACAGATAATTTTTAAATTCTCTTGACACCGGGGTTTACCCCATGATACAAACCACACAGTAAAAGGACTGATCATGAAATCTAAAATGATGAAGCGCTATGAAGACGGTGGCATACTGGAAGCCGCAAACCAGTCAGAAGACTCGCAAGATATTGCGCGTTCTATGAGTGCTGGCGAACGAAACACTGATGAGCCTGAGTACAAGTCTTTTAAAGAAGCCTATAACTCTGAGAAAAAACTTGGCAAAAAGACTTTTGAGTACATGGGCAAGAAGCACACTATTGATACAGTTGCACCTCGCAAAGAAGCTGCTAAATCTGCAGAACCTGCACCAAAAGCCAAATCCATGCCTGCTCCAAAAGCAGCCGCTTCTACTGACGACACCAAAATGTCTGTAGCTGAGCGCGCAAAGATGAGTCGTGAACGTGCTAGAGCAGGTAGCGGCGAAACTGACACTCGTGATGTTAACGAGCGCCTTCGTTCTACTGGCATTGGCCCCGCTATTTCTAATTATTTTGGCAATCTTACCTCTACGTCTCGTTATATGAATAAGAAAATGAACATGGGCGGAGCTGTTGCTTACGCTAACGGCGGTGTTGTTAAACGCGCTGTTGTAAAGTCACACGGAAAGGCTTGCTAAATGAACAATAAACCTATGATGTCGGGCTACGCCAAAGGCGGTTTAGCCATGGTAAAAAAAGGCGGGAAAATGGTTCCTGCTTTTGCAGCCGACGGTAAAGGCAAAATGAAAAACGGCGGAGCTGTTAAGAAAGCCATGGGCGGTACTGTAAAACGCCCAGCAGCGATGCCAAAAGGCAAATAAATTGTTAATTAAACCTGACGCTCGACAATTTCAAGCGTTGGCTAGGATTGCTAAGTCGGACGATGGAGAGGTTTTGATGAAATTACTCGAAACCGAACTCGAAAAGCTGACAAATAATTTGCTGGATACGTCCGGCGATAACACCCCTAGAGTCCAAGGGATGGCGCGAGAGTGTAAAGACATTCTCACGTTGCTTCAGGTATCCCCTGAGTTGGCAGAAAAGACACGGTAAGCCTACGGGGGAAGCCTCCGGCAAGTCGTTTTGTAAAAACACGCCCAAGTTCTGTGGTGGAACCGGCATAAGGAGTATTTATGGCATTGCCAAAACAGGTACAAGCTCAAGTGCACGTTGCAGAAGAGTACGACAAGCAGGTTGCTGCAGCCCAACAGGCCGTAGAACCCAAGCCCGAAGACGAACAACAACAGAGTTCTGAGCCAGAACCAGAAAAGCAAAGTCAGGAACCAGTCTCCGTTGAGACACCGAAATCTACTGAAGAAGACGCGACATGGAAGCAACGCTACCTGTCACTTCAAGGCCAGTACAACAGCCAAGTGCCAACCCTGCAACAGCAAGTGAGGCAACTGACCGATTCGATGGATCAATTACAGGTAAAACTTAAGGAACAGAAGGCCGAACCGCAATCTGAACCTGAGCCGAGCCAACTGGTTACAAACAAAGACGTGGAAGCATTTGGTGAGGACTTGGTAGACCTAGCCCGCCGCATTGCCAAAGAAGAATTTGGTAGGCGCGAGTCAAAGTACATCAAGCAAATCGAGGCACTGGAAGGCCAGTTGACCAAAGCTGAAGGCCAAGTCGGTGAAGTTGTTCAGTCTCAAGCAAAGACAGCGCAGGATCGATTCTTTGAGAATCTCAATTCAACGTTGCCAAGCTGGGAGGCGATTCAAGCAACAGATGATTGTCAGACATGGTTAGCAACCCGCATCCCGGGTTCCCAAGCTACATGGAACGACGCTCTTCTGAACGCAGCAAATCGTCAGGACGTATCCGCCGTCAAGGAAGTGTTTGATACATTCTTCGAGAAGTATCCAGCGCAGGACCCTTCAGCTCGAAAGCAACAGCAATCCAATGCACGCCAAGAGCTAAACCGTCAGGTTGCACCGGGGAAGTCGACAGCTTCTAACCCTAGTTCGCAAACAGGCCGAGTCTATACAAGCGCTGATTACATCGCTGAAAGCAATAGGATCGTCAGGTTATCGCAGCAGGGAAAGCACGATCAAGCGATGCAGCTACAAACAGAGTTAGATGCTGCCCAAACAGAAGGACGTATTCGTCCATAACTGTAACGGCGGCGTGTTTTGACAAACCGATTTTTATTTGGAGAACTAAATGTCTACAGTAACCGCAGCCGCCGGCTATGCCGTAACCGCACCCTTTAACACAACCCCTTCGTACTCCGGTACGTTCATCCCCGCAATCTGGTCTAGCAAACTGAACGTTAAGTTCTACGCTAACACCACATTCGGTGATGTTTCCAATACTTCTTGGGAAGGCGACATCAAGAACATGGGCGATAAAGTTGTCATCAACAACATCCCCTCTATCACCATCAGTACTTACACTGTTGGCGCTAGCTTGAGCTACGAAGCCCCAACTCCTAACACAATTGAGTTGAACATCGACAAAGGCTTTTACTTTGGCGTGAACGTTTCTGACGTTCTCGAGTACCAATCTCAGCCTAACTTGATGGACATGTTTACGACTGACGCTGCCAACCAGATGAAAATCGCCGTTGACCGCGAATCTTTCTTGAACACATTCAGCTCTGCCGCTGCTGCCAACATTGGCACAGCAGCTGGTGTTTTGAGTGGCGCTTTCAACATGGGTTCTGACGCTTCTCCCTTGGATTACGTCGCTGGTAGCCCACTGCCTACAATCTTGAACACCATTACTTCTATGAGTTCAATTTTGGATGAACAAAACGTTCCCGAAAGCGATCGTTTCTTGATCATTACGCCTACTGAGCGTCAGTTGCTTATGCAATCTCCATTGGCTCAAGCCTATGTAACGGGTGATGCCCAGTCTATCTTGCGTAACGGCAAGATCGGCCGTATTGACCGCTTTGACATCTATGTGTCTAACTTGTTGCCTAAAGCAGCTGCTGACCAGAACTACTCTGGCGGTACTGATGCCGGCAAAATCAAGCGCCACGTTATCATCGCTGGTCAGAAGTCTGCATTGACTTTTGCTTCACAGATCAACAAGGTTGAGTCTATTCCCAACCCCAACGACTTCGGTACTTTGGTCCGCGGTTTGATGATCTACGGTCGCAAGACAGTTAAGCCAGAAGCTTTGACCTACGCTGTGGTCAAGGGCTAAGCAAAAAGCCCTTCGGGGCTTTTTCCCGTTTATATTTTATTTTTGGAGATTCAAAATGGCTAATTCAATGAGCTTTGCAACCGAAGTTGGTGGTTACGAGACCGCTACTGCAGGTACTACACAAACCCAAGCCGGTGCTACAGCACTGACAGGCTTTATCAACTACGTTACCACTGGCACTGCTGCTGATGGCGTAAAATTGCCTGCCGATCGCACTGCTGGCGATATTGTTTACGTTGTTAACAGTTCAGCGAATTCGTTGAACGTCTACCCCAATACTGGCGGTAAGATTAACAACGGCTCTGCCAACGCTGCTAAGGCTTTGGTTGCTAACATGTCCGGCTGCTATATCAGCTTGGGCAGCGAAAACTGGGCTGCGGTCCTCAGCGCCTAATCAGCGCAGCAAGAGGGGCCCCACGGGGCCCCTTCTTGTGTTAGTATTCTCATAACTTCAAACTCTACGAGGTTAGCTCATGGCGACCATCACAGTTGCGTCGATCCTGACCAAGGTTTCGACAATTCTTCAAGACCCGACAAACATTCGCTGGCCTACTGACGAATTGATTTTGTGGCTGAACGATGGCCAGCGTGAAACCGCGTTGTATAAACCAAATGCGTTTGTTATAAACGCTGCTGTTATTTGTGTAACAGGCACTAAGCAGACACTGCCCGCTGCAGCCGTTTCCTTGATCGACGTAGTACGCAATATGGGCACTAACGGCACAACGCCGGGCAATGCAATTCGTGCTGTGTCTCGTGAGATTTTAGATGCGCAAGTTCCAAATTGGCACTCGTCTACTCCTAGCGCAGTTACAAAGCATTTCGTTTATACACCCCTAGATTCCAAGACGTTTTACGTATACCCCCCGCAGCCGTCCTCAAGTCAGGGCTATGTAGAGTTGGTTTACGTTGCTGCACCATCAGATGCAGTATCTGGCGGCGTTATCACTATCGACGATATTTACGTCACGGCGCTTATCAGTTACATTCTGTTCAGGGCTTACAGCAAGGATGCTGAGTACGCAAACAATTCTGCTTTGGCTGCCTCATACTATCAGCAGTTCCAAGGTCTCTTGCAAGGCAAAGCCACAGCCGAAGCTGCGTCTAACCCGAACCAAGCGCTAGCCCCATTTAACCCTAACTTACCGGGATCAATGAAGTGAGCAACGTCTCCTACGAAGTTTTCTTGCCGAACATTGTTCCGTACGCGCCCAACGTACTGGACGACCAAGCAATTGAGGCTGTGCGCAACGCCTGCATCGACTTCTGCCGCGAGACGTTATTCCTGCAGTGTGACTTAACGCCGATCACTGTGATGGCCGGTGCAAACACGTATTGCATCGATGTGCCTAAGTACAACATTCTTGGCCAACTGATGGGCATTTACTATCAGAGCCGAAAATTAGAGCGTAAGAGCCAGTATGAATTAGAGAAGATGTTCTCCATGAACTGGCAATCTCAGCTTGGAACTCCACAGGCGTACACGCAGTTCAACCCCAACGACATTACGCTGGCTTTATGCCCCGCAGAAACTGTCCAGAACGCGATCACAGGCCGTTTTTCATACATGCCGCTACGCGACTCTACCGTTGTCGATTCGCAGCTGTACGAGCGATATTTAGAAGAAATTTCAAGCGGAGCGCTTGCTAGTTTACTGGAAACGCCTAATCAGCCGTATACCGACGCTGCAGGCGCTAAAGCATATACATTGAAGTTTCGAATTGCTAAACAAACGGCCCGGGCTTATGTGACCGGCGGTATGAACCATGCGCCCATGCGCATACGTTACAGTAGGATTTGGTAATGAGCTGCGATCTGATCTATCTTGTTCAAGGTGATTCCAACCGCCCTCAGGTGCAGGCCACAATTACCGACGAAAACACAGGCGCTGTGGTCGATATCACAGGCGCTACAGTTATCATGAAATTTCGTCAGACAGGCTCGACCACGCTGCAGGACACAATTACTGGGACTGTGACAAACGGCGCAGGTGGGGTCTGCGTTTTTCCCATGACTGCATTATCTATGTCCGGAGAACCCGGTAACTATGAAGGTGAAATTCAAGTTACGTTTGCATCCAGCGGCGGCGTTCAGACTGTGTACGATCCATTAAGATTTAGGATGCGCGAGGACTTTTAATGCGCGCTACTTATGCATACATTAAACTTCAAGCGGAAATTGCTTACGTAAAACTTCAGGCAACTGTTGAGTACGTAAAGTTAAGTGCCGCTATAAGTTATGTATTGCTAAAGGCTACTGCCGTTACCGGCTATTTTCTAAAGCTTTTAGATCTCTTTGATACAGCAAGAGCCTCGGATACTGCGGTTAAAACTGTAGGCAAAGGGCTGACCGAAACGGCACAAGCCGGTGAAATCTTAGTCAAGAGTTACGGCAAGCCGCTTAGTGACACCGGTAGTGCGTCTGATCTAGCTGCTAAGACTGTTGGTAAAACAGCATCCGATACTGCAACGCCCAGTGATGCCGCCGTTCTGGGCATTAACAAAACGCTAAACGACACGGCGTTTGCCACAGACGATGTAGATGGTATTGTCACAGACGACGATCAAATCATTCAGTTCGTGAAAGTGTTGTCTGAAGTTGTTACGCCAACTGAGACCCTTGTTATAGCGAACGGATTTAACCGAGAGTTTGTAGAGTCTGCTGTGAGTGGTGACGTTGCAGCCAAGACTTTCATTAAGAATCTAATCGACACGGTTAATGTGACCGATGTTGCAGATGTTAGCAACGCTAAGGTTGAGAATCCAAGTGATGGCTCAAGCGTATCTGATCAGGCCGTTATTGGATTTGGAAAAGCTCTTACTGAGTCGCCGACAGCGGCTGATGCTGCGTTTGTAGAATTCATGAAAGGTCTGGCTGATGTGCCGACCGCAACAGATTCCGCCGTTATTGAGGCTGGAAAAGCTCTTATCGACTCGACTAGCGCCTCAGATGCTGGTACATTGATAAGCCAAGGCTACTGCGATATCACGTACTTCGCGGAAGACTATGTAGGAACTAGTCGTACTTTTTAAGGAATCCCCATGAACACAAATGAAAAAATTGTCGCCACTGGCGAATTGAAGATTGTGGTTACTGCGCCAGACGGTACAGTTAAGCAAGAAGAAACAGTCAAGAACTTGGTTGTTACAACCGGTCTTGGTTTTATTGCTAGCCGTATGGCGGGCACATCTGCTAACGTTATGAGCCACATGGCCATTGGTACGGGTAGCACGGCAGCAGCCGCAGGCAATACAACTTTGGGTACTGAGTCTGCTCGTGTAGCACTGACGTCAACTACGGTAACTGGTCCTGCGATTGCTTACGTTGCTTCTTTCCCAGCAGGTACTCCAGCGTCTTTGACTGCTATTACTGAAGCGGGCATTTTCAATGCTTCTTCTGCAGGAACGATGCTTTGCCGCACTGTGTTTGCCGTTGTCAACAAAGACGTAAACGATACAATGTCCATCACTTGGACAGTTACAATGGCTGCACCTTAATCGGAGTAATCCATGAGTACCATTATTACCCGTGCAGGTAAGGGCTCGCCTCTTACCAACAATGAGGTTGATGCCAACTTCGTTAATCTAAATACCGACAAGATTCAGGTTACGGGTACGCCTACGAGCGGTCAGGCGGTGGTATGGGATGCTACAAACTCACGTTGGATACCCGGCACTGCGGCGTCTAGGGTAACAATTTCGTCTACAGCGCCAGCAGGAGCTACGGCAGGCGATCGATGGTTGGACGCAGATACAGGCGTTGAATATTTGTATACCGATGACGGCACATCCTCTCAGTGGGTGGAGTTTGGCCCAACCGCTCTTGTTGTCACGTCTGGCGATGCGCTTGCATTTGCTATTGCATTAGGATAAATATGGCAAACACATTTAAAAATTACATTGCTGCAAGCGTTACAACACAGACTTCGGTGTATACCGTACCAAGCGCAACTCAATCAACTATTATTGGGTTAAGTCTTGCAAACACAACAGCAGGTCTTGCTACCGTGGATATCCAGATTACTTCTGGCGCAACAACAATCTACCTTGTTAAAGGCGTCCCTATCCCTGTCGGTAGCTCGCTTGTGCCCATTGGCGGCGATCAAAAACTTGTGCTTGAAGCTGCGGACATTCTTAAAGTAACCGCTGACGTTGCGGTTGACGTGTCTGTATCTGTACTGGAGATTTCATAATGAGTTACATCGGAAAAGTTCCAACGCCAGTCCCATTAACATCTGCTGATCTCCCCGACGGCGGCGTCACCACAGCTAAGCTTGCTTCTAGTTTAACGCTGACGACTCCTAATCTCGGAACTCCAACTGCGGGTGTTTTGACTAATGCAACTGGCTTGCCAATCAGCACTGGTGTATCAGGTCTTGGAGCTGGTGTAGCTACTTGGTTAGGTACGCCTTCAAGTGCTAATTTAATTTCTGCTGTAACAGATGAAACAGGTTCAGGTGTTTTGGTGTTTAACACAAACGCTGCCCTGACAAATCCAACAGTCACCAATTATGTAGAGACTCCATTCACAGCGAATAGTTCTACCGCGATTACTTTGGCATTGACTAACGGCACGGTGCAAATCATTACGCTAACAGGCAATGCGACTATCACAATGCCAACGGCGGTTAGCGGTAAATCTTTCATCATGTTTTTAAAGCAAGATGCAACGGGTTCACGCACGGTAACTTGGTCAACTGTTAAATGGGCGGGTGGTACAAATCCTACAATTACGGCAACCGCAAGTAGGCAAGATATTTATTCGTTTTTTAGCGATGGAACGAATTGGTATGGCGTTACTGTTGCACAAAATTACACACCATAAGGGGTTCTAATGTTTGCCGCATCAAAAACAGATGGTTCAAGTGAAGTACCTGACCCCCAATTTAACTACGTTACCATGCTCTTGCATGGCGATGGGACTAATGGCGCACAGAACAATACGTTCTTAGACAGCAGTACAAACAATTTCACCATTACCAGAAACGGCAATACAACCCAAGGTTCATTCTCGCCTTATGGGTCTAATTGGTCTAACAGTTTTAATGGCACAAACAGTTATTTGACGTTAAGTTCTAATGCTTCAATGAGTTTTGGTACAAGCAATTTCACTATTGAAGGTTGGTTTTTTACTGGCGATAAAAGTGTTTCTGGTGGCGCATCAAGAACACTTATCGGTAATAGCGGCAATTCCTACACAGAGCAGTTATATATCAGTACATCAGGATATTTAACTTTTGGTAATACAGGCTCAACTTTTATTGCAGGTTCTACTGACCTTGCAAATAGCACTTGGCATCATTTTGCTATTTCTAGGTCAGGAACAAGCACAAATCAAATTGCAATGTGGGTTGATGGCACTAGAGTTGCACAAGGCACAAACAGTCAAAACTATACAAGCGGAACAATTTACATTGGTGCTTTTGGCGCTAGTGATGGCTTTTGGAACGGATACATTTCCAATCTGAGAATCGTTAATGGCTCTGCGGTCTATGACCCTGCAAACAGCACCATTACTGTTCCAACAACACCATTGACTGCAATCACAAATACTGCGCTGTTAACTTGCCAAGCCAATCGTTTCTTTGATGCTTCATCAAACGCATATACAGTCACGGCAACAGGAACACCAAGCGTTCAACGCTTTAACCCATTTGGTACTTCTACCGCCTACTCCACAAGCGTGATTGGTGGGTCAGGGTACTTTGATGGTGATGGTGATAATTTAAGTTATTCACAACAAACTTATTCAGGCAATTTCACGTTTGAATGTTGGGTTTATCAAACTGGTTCTTCTGGAAGTTATCCTCTTGTTTTTGCAAGCAACACTGCGTCAGTGCAAATAATGATTGACTACCAAGGAACTGGAAAATTAACTTTTTATACTTCCAGTACTACAATCCAATCAGCATCTAATGTTTTTCAAAGAAATCAATGGAATCACTTGGCTTATGTAAGAAGCGGGTCAACAATTACTATTTACTATAACGGAACATCTGTTGCAAGTGGCAGTCTAAGTGACGCTATTCCAATTAGTTTTATTGGCGGCTATTCATCTTCAAGCTATACCTTAAATGGATATATGTCGGATGTACGAATCACAACATCTGCGCTTTACACAACAACATTTACACCGCCGATTGCACCATTGACCGCTATCAGCGGAACATCACTTCTTTTAAATTACACCAATGGCGCAATCTTTGACAACGCCATGATGAACAACTTAGAAACTGTGGGTAACGCACAGATTTCTACAAGCGTAGTAAAATATGGCACAGGTTCTTTAAAGTTTGATGGTACTGGTGATTATTTAAAATTGCCATATACACCTAACTTAAATTTTACTGGAAACTTTACAGTTGAGTGTTGGGTTAACTTAACTTCAAAAGTTACAAACTTTCCAACTATTATTAACAATTACAGTTCTTTTACATCTAATGGTGGGTTTGCAATTTTTGCAAGCCATAACAGCGGTACAAGCGGAAAATACAATGTTGCTTTTAATGGTGTATTTCCTGCAATTAACAGTACGACAAGCATTGCCTACGGCACATGGCAACATATTGCTTTAGTTAGGTCAGGTTCAACTTTGACTTTGTATGTTGATGGCGTAGCAAATGGGACATCTACTCAAACTGCAAATGTTGTTGGAACTGCAAATAATTGGTGGGTAGGAACAGCTGGAGATGACCTTGCAAATGGTTATTTGAACGGCTACATAGATGATTTACGAATCACCAAAGGTTTTGCCCGATACACCGCAAACTTTACCCCGCCAATTGCGGCATTTCCCAATATTGGCCCATACTAAGGAACTACTATGCAAGTAGCAATTTTGACAACACCTATTACAGTTGGCGACTATCGTGAACTGTTCTCCAACACATCATTTGGCACAAGTGGCCCCTCTGATGAATTCTTGACTGCCAACAACGCAAAGAAGGTCACGCTGTTCAAAGCCCACGACCGACTGACGCAAAAGTTGGTTTCTTGTGAAGCCTATGATGATGGCGAATTTGTATCACTTGCTCAAGTAGCAGATTTGACTGCCGAGGAAATTCAAGCAGCCAAAGACAGCGCAATGTCTCAACTGAGAGCCACACGCAATGCTTTATTGACTGCCTGTGATTGGACTCAGATTGCTGATTGCACTATTCCTAAGAAAGCTGAGTGGGCAACATACCGTCAAGCCTTGCGTGATTTCCCTGCAACTGTTTCTGACGCACGACTCCCCGTTGAATGGCCTCATAACCCAGACTATGTGCCAATAACGCCTTGAGCCAAACGGCAGACCCAATTACAATATCCCAGTGGTTTAATTAGGTAGAAACATGAACTTCCCATCCAGCCCAACGCTAAATCAAACGTATACGCTAGGCACTAAGACTTGGGTCTGGAATGGTTCAGCTTGGGATTTGCAGATTAACAGTCTGACGTATACACCCCTTGCAAGCGCGACATCCTCTGACGGAAGTATTGTTGTTACCCAAACTGGAGATAACATCGATCTGGTAGTTTCTGAGGCTTCACCCGCATCAACGCTTTTAGCAGCAGTCAGAAACACAACTGGTGCAACCCTGACAAAAGGCACTGCTGTTTATATCTCCGGCGCAACAGGTCAAAGGTCAACTGTCTCAAAAGCATTAGCTACCGGGGACGCGACCTCGGCTCAAACACTGGGTTTGATAACCGCTGATTTGGCAAACAATTCCAATGGTTATGTAACGGTTGTCGGCTTAATAACTAATATGAACACGTCTGCTTATACAGACGGACAACAACTATATCTAAGCCCAACAACGGCTGGCACACTGACAGCGACAAAGCCTTATGCACCCCAGCACTTGGTCTATGTAGCTATTGTTGAACACGCCCACCCAACACAAGGTAAGTTATTCGTCAAAGTACAAAACGGCTACGAGATGGATGAGCTGCACAACGTCTCAGCGCAGTCCCCTTCGGATAATGACTTGCTACAGTACAGCACGTCTACGTCTCTTTGGGAAAAAGTCGCTGGACCCGCAGGCGCGGTTGTGGGAACATCAGATTCTCAAACCCTGACAAACAAAACAATTTCTGCTGCAAACAACACCCTTGTTGGCGTAGCATCAACCGGTAAAGCCATCGCAATGGCAATCGTATTCGGAGGCTAAAATGGCTGCACCTAACATTGTAAACGTTACAACCATCACAGGTAAGACTACTTACCTTACGCCATCAAACACGACGGCCAACGTATTGCTAGCCAACGCCGCAAGCAGCGGCAAAGTTCTCAAAGTGAATATGGTTATTGCAGCTAATGTGGATGGCTCATCTACATACGCCGCTACCGTTGCAATCAACACCGCAGCGGACGGTTCTGGAACATCCTACCCCATTGCTTCGACCATAGACATCCCAGCTGACGCTTCGATTGTGGCAAGCGATAAGAACACATCGTTTTATATTGAAGAAAACAAATCCATCGTTGTGACGTCGAGCACCTCAAGTAAGATTGCGTACACCGTGTCATACGAAGAAATCTCCTAAGGAGTCGCCATGTCACATCGTTACAAAGGCGGATTCATCACTGCTACGTTTGATCCACTAACTACTAGTACCCCGCCGTCGGTTGAGTATTTAGTTGTTGCTGGCGGCGGCGGTGGCGGGAGAAGCCAATCTGCTGGGGGCGGTGCTGGCGGTTATCGGTCTAGTGTTACTGGAGAAAGTTCTGGTGGTGGCGCTTCTGCTGAAAATTCGCTTTCAATTTCTGCTGGCACTTCATACACAGTAACCGTTGGGGCTGGCGGAGCGACGCAAACAACACTTTCAGCGCAGGGGAATGACGGGTCAAACTCTGTTTTTGGCACTGTAACTTCTGTAGGAGGGGGCGGCGGAGGTGCTTATGGCAGTGGTTCATTTAACGGTCGTAACGGAGGTTCTGGCGGCGGCGGCGGTAGCTACAATCCTGCTCCAACAACTGGCGGTACTGGAACAGTAGGACAAGGCTATGCTGGCGGCGCTACTTCTGCTTACACAAACTTTAACGCAGCCGGCGGCGGCGGTGCAGGGGCTGTTGGTGCAAATGGTGACCCATCAGGAACAAGTAACGGCGGCGTAGGTGTCATATCGTCTATTACAGGCTCTGCCGTTTATCGCGCTGGCGGCGGCGGTGGCGGAGCTTATGGCGGTGGTGGCACTTGGGTGGGCACTGGTGGAAATGGTGGCGGCGGTAACGGGTCAATAGGAGGTACTGGCAGCGCGGGAACAGCTAACACTGGCGGTGGCGGTGGCGGTTGTTCATATCCCGGCACTTCGGGTGGCGCTGGGGGTTCTGGTATTGTTATTATTCGATACCCGAGCATTTACGTCCCTGCCACAGCGACTACAGGTTCACCAACAATAACTGTATCTGGCGGTTATCGTGTTTATACATGGACCTCATCTGGTTCGATCACTTTCTGAGGATAAATAAATGGCTCAATACTCAGGAATCTACACTCTAACCCAGCAATCGCAAGCTGTGGGGAGAAACAATTGGCCCATAGAGATAAATCCTACTTCAACTGTTGAAATGTTGATAGTTGCTGGCGGCGGTGGCGGCGGGGCATCCAATGATGCAAATGCTGGCGGCGGCGGTGCTGGTGGTTTGCTGTATTCATCTTCTGTTGCCGTAAGTACAGCTACAGCCTACACAATAACTGTAGGCGCTGGCGGTTCAGGCGGGACAACTTCTGATGGCGGGGCGGGAAGTAATTCTGTGTTTTCCGGCGGAGCTATTACTGCAACTGCCAATGGTGGCGGGTTAGGCGCAGGCGGTAATAGCGGTTCACCGGGCGGAAATGGTGGCTCTGGTGGTGGCGGTTCTGGGTATGCAAACACAACAGGTAACGGCTCTGCAACACAAGGCAATTCAGGCGGTTTAACTGGGTATGGAAATGCTGGCGGTAAAAATGGAAGCACATACACACCGGGCGGAGGTGGTGGTGCAGGAGAAGCTGGCGGCACAGATAGCGCTGGTCATGGTGGCGATGGGCGTGAGTATTCACAATTTAGCGCTTATGGCTCACCTGCTGGTTTCTTTGCTGGGGGTGGCGGTGGCGGTTCAACAGGGCCCGGATCAGGCGGATCAGGCGGAGGCGGTAGTGGCTCTACTGGCGAAGGCGCTGGTTCTGCCGCAACTGTAAATACTGGTGGTGGTGGCGGTGGAGCTTACGAATCTAACGGCCCATCTTATAATGCCGGTGGCGCAGGTGGTTCAGGCATTGTAATTATTCGCTATGCTGATTCTTATTCCGCGGCTACTTCAACTACTGGTTCGCCAACAATTACAGTTTCAGGCGGTTACAGAATTTATACATGGGCTGCATCGGGTTCAATCACATTTTGAGGTTAAAAAATGGCGCACTTTGCACAACTAGACGAAAACAATGTAGTGACTCAGGTCATCGTGGTTCACAACAATGACTGCCAGATTGGCGGAGTTGAATCTGAAGATGCAGGTATTGTCTTTTGCAAGACTTTGTTTGGTGTTTCAACTATATGGAAGCAAACAAGTTACAACGGCAATATTCGTAAAAACTATGCGGGAATTGGTTTTACATACGATGCAGGCCGCGATGCGTTTATACCGCCTCAACCATTTGCATCTTGGACACTAAACGAAGATACTTGCCTTTGGGATGCACCAACGCCCTACCCCACTGATGACAAAGTCTATCGTTGGGATGAACCTACAACATCTTGGATTGAAATATCATGAAAGACGAAATAACCCATAGCCAAATCTACGAAAGACTGCTTGCGGTTGAAACCAAAGTAGATACCATTGACAAAAACACACGGGGTATTGTTGACGCAATGAATGCTCTTGACGGCGCTTTTAAAGTGCTTGGATGGATAGCCTCTGCAGCTAAACCTATTCTGTGGGTGGCTGGTCTAATCATGGCGGCTGGTGCTGTTTGGCAGACTTGGATTAGAAAATGAATGACTGGGCCGAAGCAATTATTGCGGCGGTCTGTATTATCTGTTTTGTTGTTTTTGGAACGTACGTCATTCTTTGGGCGATGCCGTGAGATGGCTAGTAGCACTTGTCCTCACCCTCGCCCTCCAATCCACAGGCAAAGACTTGTGCAGCGTGCGGGAGTTTTACTCTATTGCTTGGACAGTTCACAACCCATCAGAGCGTCATCAGCAAATGACAATGTGGCTTACAAATCATCAGAACTTATGTAAAAGTACCGACTTTGTAGTAATTTGGAATAACTTATCGGAATGGGCTGGTACTGCTGATAGTGCATTGTTAAGGCATAAGGTTATTCAAGGGTACAAAAACGCACTTGAGAGGGAAAAGAAATGATCCCGCCCATACACAAGTGGTATCCGATGGTGCAACCAGAGGGCCATCCAACCAAGACAGATGCGCTTGAGCGCAGGGCTGAACGCTTACAAGAAGAATATGCACAAGCGTTGAAGATGCGAAAAGTAAAGGATAAAATTAACGATCTTGAGTTTGAGTTGTATGTGAAGAAAGCCGAACGCAACCAACTGAGTCTTGAGATTTTTACCAACCGCAAACTGGATATTTATGTATGACCAGAAAACCGATACCCAGACAGGTCAAGAAACCTCAGATAGAAACAAAGGAAAAGCTGACACTGTGGGTCACACTCATGGTAAGCACAACCCTGTGCATCTCTGTTTTGGCTATGGTAATCAGCTTTATGCTTGGCCTTTGGGCCAAAGAAGTGGACAATGCCGAAATATTCAAGATGATTTCACCCGCTTTTTCTACTCTTATCGGCGGCATGATTGGGTTCCTGTCTGGTATCAAACTCATGCAGAATGACGACAAATCAAAATCTTGTAAGGACTAACTATGTTTGATATTCTAAGTGGCGGTATTTTAGGCTCCGTCTTTGGCGGTATTTTCCGTATGGCCCCAGAGGTGCTCAAGTATTTTGATAAAAAGCATGAACGCTTGCACGAACTGAATATGTTCTCTCGCCAGTGCGATTTAGAGCAAATGCGCGGGCAAATGAAACTTGCAGAAATAGGCGCACAGCGCGAAGCCGCCGTTGACGTAGGTGTCATGGATGCGTTCCAGTCTGCTATAGAACAACAAGCCACAATGGTCAAAGCCGCTGGCGGTTGGGCCGCAGCTCTATCTGCATCTGTCAGGCCAGTCGTAACTTACTGGGTATTGTTTGTGTGGAGCTTTATCCACGTCTGGTTTGCATGGAGCGCATGGCTAGCTGGTGCTCCCCCTCTAGAAGTGTTTAAGATAATGATGTCACCTGACTTCTCAGCACTGCTGGCCGGAACAATTAACTTCTGGTTCCTTGACCGTACATTGGCTAAGCGTGGGTTATGAACCTAGAACTAGCCGCAGAGATGTGCAAGCGGTTTGAGGGCTTTCGCTCCAAGCCGTACCTTTGCCCTGCTAACGTAGCCACGATTGGCTACGGTTCTACTTACTACGCTGACAAGCGCAAGGTAACGCTAGAAGACGCACCAATGAGTCAAGAAGAAGCTCATGCGCTTTTAATGATTGAGTTAGAACATACGTACTTACCCGGAGTTCTGCGTAACTGCCCCGGCTTGATTACTGACGTTCGCAGGTGCAACGCCATCGTGGACTTTGCCTACAATTTGGGCACAGGCCGCTTGCAAACTAGCACGTTAAAGAGGAAAATCAATGCCAATGATTGGGAAGGCGCAAAAGAACAACTGATGCTCTGGACTAAAGGCGGCGGCAAAGTACTGCCGGGACTGTTGAAACGCCGCACGGCTGAGTGCGCTCTATTGGGATGACATGACTACCCTCGTACTTAAAAGTTTCTCTGGCGAATTGCCAAACACGCCGGACTACAAACTGCCGGATTCCAATGCGCAGCAAGCGTTGTTTTGCGATTTTGCACAGAATGACTTGCGCCCTTTGCGTGGGGGTACTCTGCTTAAAACCATGACCAACACGGTCAGGGGCATTTACACCGAAGAAGGCACTAACTTCTATACATGGCCAATTGAGACGTTTGCGGCCAAGGGGCCCGTCCTAAATGATACGTTTGGGCGTATGTATTACATGAACGCCAACGGGTTTAAAGTTTCACCGTATTCGGGAGCTGGAGCCACGGGCGGCGAGCCTGCTACGGCTCATGTTGTTGGTGTACCGCAACCCACTGTTGCACCTACACTGGTGTTGAAGCTACGCTCCGCTCTCCCAGACTATCCTAGCATCAGCGTTACAACAACTGTGTGGTACGAGGACAACGGTAAAAAATACCAAGAGGCGGCAATGACTTCGTTTGTTGTTGTTTCTCAGTGGAAAAAGTACACGTTTACCCCACCTGCGCGTACTCTCTATAACCCCGGACAAGAAGCTACTTCAACGTTTGACACAGCGGGGGAAAACACACTTACAACTACAACTGAAGCGGTAGCTCCTACCGGAACTCCTCCTGATGCAAAGCTAACTGCACAGATTATTATTAAAGACACGAGCAACTCTAATAAAGAAATCTTTAACGTAACGGTTTCTTCTGGAGCTACAACGCCTACGCGAAACAATTCGTTCCCCGGCGGTGTCGAGGTAATGTTGACCACAGATGGTACTTTGACATTTGAATGGGGTGTTGTTGAGACCCGGGCTTACGTTTACACAAT